GTTTCATGCTTAAGGAACTTGTTCTGGGAACAATGATGTCGTTGACACCAACTGCAAGTGCAGATACCGTTCCGACACAAAAACAATTCATAATAGATGAATCATTTTGTCTTGCACAGAATGTATACTTTGAAGCACGAAACCAACCACTTGCTGGTCAGATGGCAGTTATATCTGTCACAGTAAATCGTATGAATGATAAACGATTTCCTAATACTATCTGTGGAGTGGTTTATGAAGGCCCACATCGTCCAAGTTGGAAAGATGAAACAGTTATGATTCCTGTCAAACATCGTTGTCAGTTCAGTTGGTATTGTGATGGTAAAAGTGACCGTGTTCATGACATGGAAACATTCGATAGAATTTTTCAATTGACCACTGGTGTTGTAGATGGTAGTTATACGATTGCAGATATCACCGAAGGTGCAACACACTATCATGCAGACTATGTAGAACCAGCATGGGCAAAGACCAAGACTAAGACAATAGAGATTGAAGACCATATCTTTTATCGTTGGGAAATTCAAGAATGAAGTCCTTGACAATTCTGATTTTTCTTAGTATAATGTTATCTGGTTGTATGCAAACAGTTGAACTAGGTTCGACATTGTATAAGAAATATTGGTTGGAGACTATTGGATGAACATATTCTATCTTAACAATGACCCAAAAGTTTGTGCTCAAATGCACAATGATAGTCATTGCAGTAAAATGATTATTGAGTATGCACAGTTGATGTCTACTGCACATCGTTATCTTGACGGTGAGTTCTACTATGGCAAAACAGCAAATGGTCGTAAGATACAACGGTGGCGATTAAACAGTGACCTTGAACACGTTTTGTATAAGGCATCTCATGTCAAACACCCTAGTGGTATTTGGGTACGACATTCAAAACAAAATTATATGTGGTTGTATGAAATGTGGACTGAACTGAATAACGAGTTTATGTATCGGTACAATAAAGATGTGCCACATGAGAGTTATCGTAAACTGAATGATGCACTGAAAGAACCACCAAACAATATGTATGAGTTGGGTTTCTGTGAACCATATCAAGCAATGTTCGATGACGTAAAGAATTCTAACAGTTCAATTCGTGCATATCACGACTACTATATAAAGTATAAACAACACTTAGCGAAGTGGACAAAAAGAGGAATGCCTTTTTGGTATGAGTTACAAGATGCAGCATGAAGGTTACTACGATTATATGTTAAGGCGGTATCGTGAGGAAGAAGAGAAAACCGCAGAAAAAAAGTGGGATTATGAAACTCCACTGCTTCGTGCAAAAATTGGTGACTTGGAACAGGAAATTAATGTTTTGAAAACAGATTTAAAAGAACTGACTCAATGTTATTATACTGTACTAAAGAGACTTGCAGATGTAACAAAGGAAAACTGATGCCATATTATAATTTCAAAAACAAAGAAACAGGTGAAGAGTTTGAAGAGTTTTTTACTATATCTGGTCGTGAAGAATATCTAAAAGACAATCCTCACATTCAACAAACACCATCATTGTTTTCAATGACAGGTGGTACAGGTGACCGCATTAAGAATGATTCTGGATGGACAGAAAATCTACAACGTATTGCAGAGGCACATCCATCATCTGAATTAGCAGACCGATATGGTAAAAAGTCAACCAAGGAAATTAAAACTAGACAGGCATTAAAGAAACACAAAGTGATATAAATAAAACTGTACTGGTGAGATACTACAGCACCCTCGCAATGAGAATGGAAGCTGAGTAGTCCATCCACCAATGTACAGGAGCGATGGTATCCCATCGTTCCACCTTAAATTATAGTGAGTAAAAATATGGCAAAGAAAAAAGATGTGACAGGTGATAGTTTGGTAAAGGTAAAACCAATTACCGACAATCAAAAACTTGTATTTGAAGAATATGCAAAAGGACAGAATTTATTTCTACATGGTGCGGCTGGTACAGGTAAAACATTTGTATCATTATACCTTGCACTACAACAGGTTCTTGACCCATCAACCCCATACGAGTGTGTATACATTGTAAGAAGTGCAGTTCCAACTAGAGAAATTGGATTCCTGCCAGGCGATGAAGAAGATAAAACTGCATTGTTCCAAGTTCCGTACCAGAACATGGTACAGTTCATGTTTGAACAAGCGTCCGATAGTGCGTTTAGTATGTTATATGACAGACTAAAGGTACAGGGTAGTGTTATGTTCCTCACCACCTCTTTTCTTAGAGGTATCACGTTAGATAATGCAATCATCATAGTCGATGAGTGTCAGAATCTAAACTTCCATGAATTGGATACTATCATGACTCGTGTAGGACAGGATAGTAAGATTATATTCTCTGGTGATTACTTCCAGACCGATTTGCAGAAGAATGGTGAGAAAGAAGGGTTGGGTTCATTTATGTCAATCATTGAAGCCATGGAAGAATTCTCCACGATTGAATTTACTATTGGTGATATTGTGCGTTCTGGTTTAGTTCGCAGTTATCTTATCAATAAAATCAAACAGGGGGTTGATATCTAATGGCAAAGATGTTTAGTAGTGCAACCGTCCATGAACATACTTATAAAGGTACGTCTATGGGAAAGAAACCAATTACGTCTACGATGAACAAACATAAACGTAGGTCGTTTAAAAAATATAGAGGACAAGGTAAAAGATGAGTAATTTTGATGAATGTTTGAAACTCATACTCCACCATGAAGGCGGATATGTGAATCATCCTAAAGACCCTGGCGGCGAAACCAACATGGGTGTAACCAAGAGAGTCTACGAAAAGTGGTGTATGGAAAATGACCTTCAGCAGAAGGACATGAAAGATTTAGAATTTAATGATGTTGCCCCCATCTACAAAGAAAACTATTGGGATAGGGTCAAGGCAGACCAACTTCCGGCTGGGTTAGACCTTTGCGTTTTTGATTGGGCCGTTAACTCTGGTACAGGAAGAGCAGCAAAAAAACTTCAAGGTATGATTGGTACTACAGTCGATGGTGGTATTGGGCCAAACACTTTAAAGGCATTGAACGCATATGTTCAGATTGAAGGTCTTGAATCAACGATTGCAACATATACCGATATTAGACAAAATTTCTATGAAAGTCTAAGTACATTCGATACGTTTGGTAAAGGGTGGACACGAAGAAACCAAGAAACAGAAATGGAAGCATTTAAGATGGCAGGCGTATACCTTCCTTCTTGACAAACCCATTTTGATTTGATATAATGATGAATATTAACTTGAGGAAATATTATGTTTACACACAAACCTGTAGAAATTACAGAACTACAAACTAAAACCGTTAACCGAAAACGGTTCTATCTAATACCAGATGGTAAGATGTATCCATCTATCACCACTGTATTGAGTAATCGCAAGGCAGAGGGTCTTCACGCATGGCGTAAGAAAGTTGGTGATGATGTTGCAAATTACATCGCACGAACTGCTGCCGCAAGGGGTACGAAAGTACACCATATGTGTGAGGACTTCTTGAACAACCAAGAAGTGAAACGTGAACCATTTCTGGCTGCGGCACTATTTGGTCAACTAGAAAAAGTTATCAAAGAAAAAGTGGATAATGTCTACGCACAAGAGTGTGGACTTTATTCAGACAAATATAGAGTCGCTGGTAGGGTTGACTGTATCGCAGAATACAATGGCGAATTATCCATCATTGACTTTAAAACATCTCGTTCAGAACGTAATGACGATTGGAATGAGAATTACTATATTCAGGCATCTGCATATGCAGAGATGTTTGAAGAACGCACTGGTCACGCAATCAATCAGATTGTTATTCTGGTGGTAACTGAGGATGGAGTTGTTCAAGAGTTTGTCAAGGATAAGAATGATTATCTGGGGATGCTTGTAGAATCAATTGACGATTTCACCCAAGCTTGGGAAAAGGAAAATGAAAAACTTGATGAAGGCCCTGACGTTATCGGCGCTCCTGTTTAGTGGGAGTGCATACGCCGAGGTAACACAACAACAAAAAGACGCAGAAGAACAAGGACTATTTTATTGGGCACAAAAACCAGTATCATGCACAAGTGGAGAAAAAGTTGTTGAATTAATGAAACGATACAATGAAACCCCCACTATTTGGATGAACGGTATTGTTGGTCTACCAAATGGCACTCGTTCAGAATCAAAATTTGTCATTGCAATGAATCGAAATGCCAATCCAATAACATGGACTATTATTGAATTTACAGATGGTGGTTCGCAAGGATGTATTCTTGGTCATGGAACTGGCAACATCAACCTTGGTGTTATTAATGACCTTGGTATCAAAACATGAGTACTATTTGGCACCTATTACTTACAGTATGTTCTGGTAGTACTTGTTTAGAACAAGATGTGCAATGGTTTGAAAGTCGTATGAACTGTGAAACCATGTTAGTGCAATACACAGAAATACCAGCAGATGGTGATTGGGATACGGTTGAATACGTCTGTAAACCATTAGGAAGTAGAGGAACGTAATGTATCAATATAAATGCAAACTAGTGAGAGTGGTTGATGGTGACACGATTGATGTTGATATCGACTTGGGTTTTGGGGTGTGGTTACGCAAACAACGTATTCGTATGTATGGTATCGACACACCAGAATCTAGAACCAGAGATTTAGAAGAAAAGAAATATGGACTGGCCGCAAAAGAATTTTTAGAAAAGTGGACAAACGCTGGTCATCTTGTTCTTAGAACATTTAAAGATGGTAAAGGTAAGTATGGTCGTATTCTTGGTCAGATTTGGTATGAGGACACTCACAATATCAATCAACTTTTAATCGACAACCATCATGCGGTTGCATATCATGGACAGTCTAAAGAAGAGATTGCTGAAGAACACATTAAAAACAGAGAGTTTGTAAAACTCCTTGACAATTGAATCAGTCTTTGGTATAAATAGAATACAGTTTGTTGATACAAATCGAATGCTGGACAGGACATGGGGGCAGTACCCATCGCCTCCACCATAAACACAGG